CTCGGAAAAAAAGGCTCTCCCCGACGTAAGCCGGTGGTGGCGAAGCCTGTGGAAGAGTCGCCTGGGGTGGTGTCGAGGCCGCGGTCTCGTGGTGAGCTGGTGCTTCCGAGGTTGGAGACTCCGCGGGGTCGTGGTGTGCGGTCGTTGGGGCCGGAGGCGATCGCGTGGGTGAACGGTTCGGGGATCTTGGGGACGTATCGGTTGCTGCCGTGGCAGGAGTATGCGCTGACGAGGGCGTTGGAGACTCGGCAGGGGCGGCTGCGGTGGCGGACGGTGATCATCACGATCGGCCGGCAGCAGGGGAAGTCGATCCTTGCGCGGTCGGTGTGCTGGTGGCGGATCCATCAGGGGGACAGGTTCGGTGAGCAGCAGCTGCTGCTGCATACGGCGAACCAGTTGATGACGGGTCGGGAGGTGTGGCGGCCGGCGGCGTTGCATGCGCTGGGCCGGTATGGGAAGCGGGCGGCGAAGTTCGGGCGTGGGTCGGAGGAGATCGACTTGACGCCTGATGGTCATGGGCGGTGGCTGGTGCAGGCGGCGACGGACAACACCGGTGTCGGCTACTCGCTGAGCATGGGCCTGGTCGATGAGGCGTGGAACGTGGCGCGGAAGATCGCTGACGAGTCGATGCGTCCGGCGATGTCGGAGCGGGAGCAGCCGCAGCTGTGGCTGGTGTCGACCGCGGGCGACAGCTCGTCGGACCTGTTGCAGGCGTATCGGGACCTGGCACTGCAGGACACCGACGGCACGGGGGACATCCTGCTGCTGGAGTGGTCCGCGCCGCCGGAGGCGCCGTACGACGATCCGTTGACGTGGCGGTGGGCGTCCCCGCATTGGACAGCACGCCGTGAGGACTTCCTGCGCTCCCAGATGCAGTCGATCCCCGAGGGCGCCTACCGAACCCAGTACCTGAACCAGTGGGTGCAGGCCGTCGACGCGTGGGTTCCTCCTGCGACATGGGCCCGCGGCACCTCCACGCATGCCGTGGACGGCCCACCAGACGCGGCCGCGGTGGAGGTGTCCCCGGACGGTGACCGGTTCGCGCTGGTGTCCGGGTGGCGGCAGGACGACCGCGTCGTGCTGCGCTCCAAGGTGACCCTGTCGAGCTCAGTGCTGTGGCGGTGGGTTGACGAGCTCGCGCCACGGCTGCTGCTGCTGCCGCCACCGCTGGCCGTGCACTACACCGGCCGCCGCCCGGTCACGACAGTCGGGACGACGGAGTCCGGCCGGTACATGATCGGCGTGGGCCGGGCCATCGCCGGCGGCCAGGTGCTGCACCACCCCGACGATCACGCCCTCACCGACGACGTGGCTCGCACCGTCGCCGTGCACACGGAGACGGGGCTGCGGTTGTCGATCCGCAAGTCACCGGGCCCGACGGAGGCGGCCAGGGCGATGGTGTGGGTGGTGGGGGAGCTGCTGAAGCCCGGCCGGGTGAAGCCGGTTGTAAGGGCCGGGTAGCCGCGACACGCACAAGATCACGAATGCTTGACGGCAATACCGGGGTTCGTGTCCATGATGTGGTACGTGGCACTGTGGCCGAAGCGCGCTCAGGAGGACGTTGCCGCGGCTATGGGCCGCCACCCCGCCGGCACGAGGCTCACCGCCGCCGCTGAAGTGTTCCCCGACGCCACGAACCTGGCGAAGGTGTACCAGCTGACGACGCTGACCCGCGGCTTCGACGTGGAGGGCTCCTCGGAGTTCCCGGTGTCCCGCGCGCTGGCCCTGAGCGTCCCCGCCGTGCACCGTGGCGTGTCGCTGCTGTCGACGACTGTGGCCGGGTTGCCGCTAAGCCGGGTCGACGCTCAGGGCCGCCGGGTGGACCTCGGCTGGCTGGACCAGCCCGAGGCCGGCCGATCCCGGTATGCGACGTTCACCGACATCGCCACCGACCTCATCCTGGACGGCGCCGGCTACCTGCGGGTCCACGACCGGCACGGATCCGGTGAGGTCAAGCGCGGCGGTTGCGAGTACATCGCGATCCCGCGGATCGGCTGGGTCACCCTTCCCGGCGGGGTGCAGTCGATCACGATCGACGGCAAGCCGGTCGACCGGTCCGACGTGATCGGGTTCCCCGGCTGGCATCAGGGCGTCCGCGTGCACGGCGCGCGCATCATCCGCACGGCCATCGCCCTGGAGGCCGCGGCCCGCCGGTACGCGGACACCCCCATGCCGGCGCAGATCCTCGTCAACAACTCCGGGTACGAGCTGTCGGACACGGAGATCGACGAGTTGATCGCCGCGTACAAGAAGTCACGCAACTCCGACGCCGTCGGCTACGTCAACGGCGGGGTGACCCCGCAGTCCGTCGGGTTCGACGCCGCGCAGCTGCAGCTCGTCGAGGCCAGGGCGTTCACCAACTCCCAGCTCGCGAACCTCCTCGGCGTCCCGTCGCATCTCATCGCCGGGGCGTCGTCCATGTCGGGGTCGAACCTGACGTACCAGAACGTCACCCAGGAGAACCGGGCGTTCGTCGACTACGGGCTGAAGCCGCTCATCCGGGCGATCGAGTCGCGGCTGTCGATGTCGGACGCGGCCGGCATGGCGTGGGAGAACCAGGTCACCCCCCGCGGCACGCAGGTCCGGTTCGACCTGGACGCGCTGCTGCGCGGCAACCCGCTCGAGCGGGCGCAGCTGTACCAGATCCTCATCCCGCTCGGGGTCCTCACCGTGGACGAGGCCCGCGACATGGAAGACCTCTCACCGCAAGGAGACGTCCAGTCATGACCCAGTTGCATGCCGCATTCACCGTCACCGCGTCCGCCGACCTGGAGGGCCGGACACTGACCGGGACGGTCGTCCCGTTCGGGGTCGTCGGGCACACCAGCCTGGGCCCCACCGTCATCGAGGCCGGCGCGATCGAGGTCGCCGACAAGGTCGTCCTCCTCGTGTCGCACGACTCCGACCGGCCCATCGGGCTGCTCGCCTCCCACACCGAGACCCCCGACGGCATCACCGGCGTGTTCAAGGTCATCGGCACCGCCGCCGGTGACGTCGCCCTCCTCGAGGCCGCCGAAGGCGTCCGCGACGGCCTGTCCGTCGGACTGGACGCCGTCGAGTACGAGGAGAAGGACGGCGTCATCCACGTCACCGCCGGAGTGTGGCGGGAGACCAGCCAGGTCACCTTCCCCGCCTTCCCCACCGCCCGCATTCACAAGGTCGCCGCCTCCGAGGCGGAACCCGAACCGCTCGACCCCGAGGCCGACCCGGCTGAGGAACCCACCACCGAAGAGGAGTCAACCGTGGACCAGTCCACCACCGTGGCCGAGGCCGCGGTTCCCGCCGACCTGCCGCGCATCCACGTGCAGGACCCGTTCCCGTACCGTCCCGGCGTCCAGGCGTCGTTCTTCGCCGACATGGTGAAGGCGAACCGTGACCCGGAGGCCGCCCGCCGCTTCGCCCAGGCGGAGACGATGATGACCGCAGCCGCGGACACCACCACGAACATCGCGGAGATCGTCCCGACGATCTACCGCCCCGACCTGTGGGTCGGGGAGTTGACGACGCCGCGCGTGGTCATCGACTCGTTCTCCAAGGGCACCCTGTCGGGCCCGAACCCGCTGCGCATCCCGAAGTTCAACACCGCCACCGGCCTGTCCGGCGACCACACCGAGGGCACCAACCCGACGACCGGCAACCTGGACACCGCTGAGCAGGTCCTCACCCCCAAGGCGATCTCCGGCTCCTACCTCGCCACGCGGGAGATGATCGAGGGCTCCACCCCGGCGGTGGACCAGATCATCATGAAGGCGATCCAGCAGGAGTACGCCTCCGAGACCGAGGCGTACGCCGTCACCACGTTCCTCGCCGGCGCCACCGCGGGCACCGTCGTCGACATCTCCGACGGCGTCACCATGCAGATCCTCGCCCGCATGATCACGTTCCAGGCCAACCGCAAGCAGGCCCCCGACGTGTTCCTCGCCGGCACGACCCTGTTCCCCGAGCTCGTCAAGCAGGTCGACAGTGCGGGCCGCCCACTCAACCCGTACCTCGGTGCGACGAACGCGCCCGGCTCGATCGCCGGAAAGGCTCTCGCCGTGAACATCGGCGGCATGGCGACCCCGTTCGCCCAGTCGATGGTCGACGGTCTCCTCGGACTGTCGTCCGACGCGGTCACCCTCGAGGGCACGCACCGGTTCTGGCGGTGGGAGGAGAAGGACGGCCCCGCGAACATCGAGATCGCGCACTTCAACTACATCGTCTGCGCGGTCACCCGCGCCGCCGGTCTGCTGAAGTTCGCCACCCAGGCCTAGCCGCGACCCCCACAGGCGGCTAGGAGCCTTCCGGAGTAGCCCCGCACCCGACGCAGCGCCGGGTGCGGGGCCCCCGGAAGCCCGAGACCCAAGGAAGGAGCCACGATGACCGTCCCGGACCCGGTGACGTACCCGTGGGGTGAGGTCGCGGACCTCGAAGCCTTCCTCGGTGTGCTCGACGACGGTCGCCTGACCGACGACCTCGCCGCGTCCACCGCCTGGTGCCAGCGCATGCGCCCCGACCTGCTCACCACCGCTGACCCGGGTGCGGACGTCCGCAAGGCCGTCCTCATCTACGCCGGCCTGCTGTACCGGGAACGCTCCACCCCGCAGGGGTTCGCCACCTACGAGGACCTCGACACCGGCATCGGCGGCACCGGAGACGCGATGACGAACGTGTACCGGCTCCTGGGCACCCGCAAGCCGGTGGCCCGATGATCGTCGACGGACTGGAGGCGTTCGCGACGCAGCTGGCCGCCGCGACGAGCATGACCGTCACCGCCGACCCCGGCGCCGTCGACCCGCCGTGCCTGTTCCTCGACGTTCCCACGATCACCGGCCGCACCATGAACGCGATCACCCTGGCTGTCCCGGTCATCATCGTCGTTCCCGGACCGGGCAACCTAGCCGCCCGCGACGCACTCCTGGACGCTGTCCCGACCGTGCTCGACGCCTGCGGGGAGTCCACCGCGCAGCCCCGGGTGTTCAGTGCGAACGACCTGCAATACCCGGCGATGACCGTCACCGCAACCCTCACCATCACAAGGAGTTAACTCATGGCAACCATCGACTCCCGGCTCGGTCCGGGAACCCTGACCCTGGGGACCACCGACCGCGGCGCCCAGGTGTCGAACTGCCGCCTCGTGCCGTCGAACAACTCGACCGACGGCACCCCCACCCTCGGCACGCCGACCCCGGCCGCCGACATCACGACCACGTGGGCGCTCGTCGGGTCCGCGATCCAGGACTGGGAGGACCCGGCCGGCTTCGTCGAGTACTGCCGGATCAACAACAACACCGAGGTCGCGTTCGAGTGGGAGCCCAACTCCGCGAAAGGCATCACCTACACCGGCACCTGCAAGGTCGTCGCGGTAGAGATCGGCGGCGATGTCGCCTCCCAGAACACGTCCGACTTCGAATTCAGCCTGGTCGGGGACCCTGTCCGGTCCGACGCCGCCGCTGGCGTACCGTCCGCACCGTTGAACCCGGTTGCGAAGGCAGAGTCCGCCACCGTCGTGGTCGTCGACTGGGACGCCCCCACGTCAGGGTCCCCGACCTCGTACGACGTGTACCAGTCGTCGACCGAGGGCGGCGTCTACACGAAGGTCACCACCAACATCACCAAGACCGGCACCACCGCCCGGCTCACGTCGCTCACGACCGCGACGACGTACTGGTTCAAGGTGTCGGGCACGAACGGCACAGGCGAAGGCGTCAAGTCCGCCGCCTGCACGGTCACCACCCCGTAGTTCGAGAAGGGCGCTGCAGTGAACTACACCGAACTGGAGATCGAATACGAGGATGGCAGCACCGAGAAGGTGCGCGCCGACCAGAGGGACGGGCAGGCGTTCCAGTTGTGGGCGAACCGGCGGGGCATCACAGCCCCGCCGGGACGCGACCTGGCCGACACCATGCAGATCGTGTTCTTCCGCGTCTGCGCCTGGTCCGCGCACCAGCGGGCCGTCGGCAAGGACGTCGAATGGGCGGACTGGGACCGGCGGGCGGTGTCCGTCCAGGTCGCCGGCATCGAGCCGGTGGACCCTACCGACCCGGACACGTCGGGCGACTCATCGCCCAGCTCGCCGTCCGGACCGGAATAGCACCCTCGGTCCTGTGGCAACAGGACCCGCACGACCTGGCAACGCTGATAGACGTGATCGTGGAAGGAGGATGAGATGGCAGCCGCCGGATCCTCCGTCACGTGGGACAACATCGAGATCGTGCAGCTGATCCTCAACCGGATCAGCGACGACCTGCGCCCCGAGGCCCGCAAGGAGCTGCGCAAGGGCACCCAGCAGATCGCGCAGAACCTTGTCATCCCCGTCCTGCAGCAGTCCGCCGCCACGTCCGGCGTCCCCATCGCCCCGGCGATGGCCGCCACGTCACGGGCCCGCGCCGACCGGGTCGTGTTCGTCAAGGTCGGCGCCGTCAACCCGCGCCTGTCCGGGTTCAAGCGCGGCCAGTCCAAGTACCGCACCGGCATGGCGTGGGGCTCCGAACTCGGCGGCGACGACAAGGAACACCACTACGCCGTCGGCCGCAACCCGTCCGGCTACTGGGTGCAGCCCGGTGTCCGCTCGCCTGGCACGTTGGCCCGCGTCAAGGGCGCCTACAGCGAGCTGCTGAACCTCATCATCGACAAGTATTCGAGGTCACGCTGATGGCGAGCATGCCCGGCATCATCATCAAGATCGGCGCACAGACGCAGGACGCGATCGACGGCATCAACAAGGTCGACAACGCCCTCGGGCGCGCCGGCAGCCACGGCGACAAGTTCAAGACCCTCGCCGTCGCCCTGGGCGCCCTGACCGTCGCCGCGGGCGCGTTCGCCGTCAAGCTCGGCATCGACGCCGTCCAGGCCGCTGCCGCAGACGAGGCGGAACTGGCGAAGCTGAACAACACGCTCAACAACCTCGGGTTCGGTGCCGCGTCCGGTCAGGTGTCCACGTTCATCGACAACCTGCAGTTCGCCTCCGGGGTCAGCGAGTCGCAGCTGCGGCCCGCGTTCGACCGCCTCGTCCGGTCCACCAAGGACATCACCGTCGCGCAGCAGGCCCTGCAGATCGCCCTCGACGCCTCCGCGATCACCGGCAAGGACGTCGAGTCCATCGCGAACGCGATGGGTCGCGGGTTCGACGGGGCCACGGGCTCCCTCGGCAAGCTCGGCATCGGCCTGGACTCCGCAACCCTGAAGACCGGCGACATGAACCTGATCATGTCCCAGATGGCGACCACGTTCGCCGGTGGCGCCGCAGCAGCCGCGAACA